CGGCCGTTGATCTCTTGGGTGATGACCCACTTCTTGCCGCGGGGCTGCCATTCGATCTTGCGGTACAGGTCTTGGCGGCGCTCCTTGAGCGGCTTGTCCTTGAGCTGCGGATCAAGCTCGATCTGTTCCCACTCCTCATCGCTGAGTTCAAGCGGATCGATCTTCTCCTTCGTGCCGTAGGCGACCGCTCGCCCCGCAGCATCCCGAACCGTGACGTAAGACGCCGGGTTGAAGACTGTTTCGCTGAAGTCGTCGTTCGTGCGGTAGAGCGTGTCCCCGAGCCCGAGCAAGTAGGTCAGGCTCAAGAGGAAGCTCGAACCACCCGCGGCGGGCCTGTACCCGTCTTGGCTGATTTCGTCATGGTCCATCATCGCGGCAATCGCCACGTCGCGGACGAACAACCGCTCCATCATCTCGAACTTGGCGGTCTCGGGCACGTCCGCGCTGGCGGCGATCCCCACCGGGAGCCTCGTCTGGAAGTAGGGCCGATCGGGGGGCTTCACCGCCAGATAGACCTTGCCGACGATGTTGCGCAGGCCCCGGGCACCCTCGCTCTGGAAGTTCTGCGGGAGCTTGGAATACGGGTTGTCGCCGACGCGCCGAAGCAGCGCCGGGATCGTCAGGGCCGCAAGCTGGCGCTGACGGTTGAGCGTTTCCGTCCGCTCGCTGTCGAGCTCCATCCACCACGACTGGATGGTCGGGCGTGAATCAGCCATTGATCACCGCCGACCTCTCGCCCATGGCGCACCGCATCTCGTCGGCGAGCTGAACCAGCGACATCCGGGCGGCGAGCTCGAGGCGGCCAGACTCGGTGTGAAGAAGGCCGACAACGTCGCTGGCGGTGAATGACGGCTTGCGACTCTCGAGGATTTCAATCACACGGCGCAGGGTCGGAGTGTCCAGCGTCTCCCACTTCTGGGGCGCGGTGGAACGTGCCGCCTGTTTGATGGGGTCTGCCATGGGTCATCCTGAGCCAAAGGGCCAGTAAACGGGGGGTAAAGCACCATCTCGGGACCGGGACGCCCGCCAGCCGCATGAGGCGCACGGGGACCGCCACGCAGTCGCGGCGCTGGGCAATCAACCGGATCGCGGTGCACAAGGTCGGGGGTCCGACGTTTTGCAGGAGGGGTGTGAACTTGGGCGGCCTGGTCGTGGGCACGATCCAGCATCGCCACGGGGCCGGGAAGTGGGCGTCAAACGCCAGCTTCGGCCACACGCGGCCGGGCCAGTTCGGGTAGACGATGACGGCGTCGGCGGTCCCGAGCATCACATGCCCGAAAAAGTACCTATCCGTACAAACATATACCAAAAGCATTACACACCCTGCCAGTACACCATCGGTCGCGGTGCGTCGGGTCACGCCGCTATTGACAATCCATTGTCAACAAGCCTCAGCTCCAAAAGCTGGGGTTGTGCATCACGTCGCCCACCTGATACTCCCCCTGAAGCGGCGGGTCCGGGATCTCAACGTCCGGATAACGCGTGGTCCACTGGCGCCACAGGTCATGCAGGAGATTCGGCGTGTGCTCGGCGGCGAACTGCTGGCGCACGATGACGCCGAGCCTGTCGGCGGTGCTCGCGTGCGTCGCCCCCAGATCGTGATTCGGGGCGTACATCACACCTCGCTTCACGCACTCGATCGCGTTCATCAGGTTGTGGGTGCCGTCGAGCGAGTGGATGTAGTTGGGCGGGCACCCGCGCGCGTGCTTGCGGGCGTTCACGCCGCGGACCTCATCCCGCACCCTCAGGTACAACGTGCCGCTCACGCTCTTGACCGTCGTCTCTCGGCTGTTGAAATAGGGCTGCTCGACGGGGAACATCAAGGGCGTGTTCCACCCGACGGCGTACCCGGCGCGGGCGATTGCAAGCGCGGACGCTTCCAGCCACCCGAGCACCGCGAACGGACGCGGGAACTGGCTCGTCAGCACTCTTCGAACCACCTGGACCATGTACGCCGCCGACTCGTATGCGTGCCGATCGTCGCCGATCCGCTTCTTGAGGGTCTTGAGGATCTGCGCCCTCATGCCCCGGTCGGTGACGTTGTACAAGGTCGTCATCAACGGCTGCTTCACGAGGGCGCGGTCGACGAGTCCCACAAGCCTCTGCGCGGCCGGGTTGCCGTCCATCGCGTCCTGCCCCACGATCCTCGACACCGGGCCCACAAGCGCCGTGTAGGCGTCGCCGGGCTTCTGGTTTTCGGTCGCCGGTATCATGTTCACGAGCGCCGCCGTCTCAGGGCAACGTGCGAGCGCCGCGTAGTGCTGGAGCCCGTTGCAGGTCCCGTCCAGCGTGATCGGGAAGTGGGCCGCGGCCTCGGGGTCGGTCAGCGCGAAGCACGCCGCCAGCGCCTGCCATGACGTGTCCCCGCCGTCGGCCTTGCTCCAGAAGTCGAACGTGCCCTCGGGGTCGGCGGCGACCTTCTCAATCTCGTGCATGTGATCGTCGGCCCACTGCTCGCGGTAGGTCAGCGACTCCTTGTCCTGCCCGAAGAGCGCCGCGACGTGACGCTTGAGCCACACCCGCGCACGCTCGCCCGTGCAATCCTTGCCGGTGCCGAACTCACAAAGGCCGCGGCTGAAGTCGGGGCCCTGGTAGAAGAGTCCGCGCATCGCGGGGTAGACCCGGTTGCGGGAGTCGAAGTTGTACGGCGTCCACTGCTTGTCCCATCCGGCCTCGCGCAACGACTCCCAGAGTTTGATCGATTCCCTGACGCCGCGGAACACCTCGCGCTCGCCCAGCCATGCCGCGTGCTTCTGGTAGTCCTCCTTGCGCGCCCGCCGGAACTTGTACTTCACCTCGTCGGGGGCGCGGTGCCAAGGATCCTCGGCGTCGTAGTCGTACTCCAACGGGATCGGTGTCATCGACGGGGCTTCACGCGATGGGACGCCGGGAATGGCCACGCCGTCGCCAATCAGGTTCTCGTAGACGCGCAGCACGCGCCGGTTGACTCGCCAGTTGGCGGCTGTGCCGACGGCCCAAAGCCCGTGCCAGAACGGCGCTTCGTCGGTCGATTCCAGCGCCGATCGCTGGCGGCTTCGCATGTTGAGCACCACCTGCTGACGGATGGTGTCATAGCCGCCGGCCATGATCTTTCCATCGGCGAGCTTGTATGTGTTCGGCTCGTGCACCATCGGCGGGTTCACGGGCCTGCGGCCTGATGCCTGGTCGTGGAGCGCACCCAGAAGCCCGTACATCTCGTCGCGGAAGTGGAGGCGATAGACGCTGCGGGTCTTCATCTTGCGCAGGCGTCGCTCAAACGCCTTGACGATGGTGCCCTTGCCGCTCGGGGACGCCGCCTTGATGGGGACGATCGCGTTGAACACCAAACTGTGAAGCAGAACGTCGCCGATGCGGACGATGGTTTCGTAGGCCGGGTCCAGCGGATCATCGAGCATCGCCTTTGAAAGCTGGTTGATGTGGACCGGGCGAAGGCGCTTGTACCTGCGGCGGATGATCTGAGCCTTGCTGACGATCCGCTCGGTGCCGTTGCGCGATGTCTGCGTGGTCTTCTGGCTGCTGGCGTGCTTGAGGTTGAGTTCGGCGACGACGGCGCGGCCGATGGTGGCGCATGTCTTGTTCCAGCTCGCGCCCGCGGGGTTCTCGATGCACGCACCGATCGCTTCGACCATCGCGATCATCGCCAGTCGCTTGGATGGCGTCGCCAGGATGTACGGGCCGTAGAGGTGCGAGCCCTCAGTCGGGGTGTCGGCGTCGCGCAGGTTGGCCTTGACGGCCACCATGGCGCCGCGCATGTCGGCTTCCCACATCCGCATGACCTGCTGGTGCACAGACAGGCCCGCGACGTTGCGTGCGAGCTCGTCGCCGATCTGTTCCCAGTACCGGCGGCGCCCTCGGTCGATGGCGTCTGCCTCGACCTTGGCCTGCACGTCAAACACGCTGTCGGTCGGAAGGATGGTGGTGTCTGCGATGATCATGGGCTCCTCACCCGATTCCCGTCTCGGTTGCTTTCTTGGCGTAGATCTTGATCTCTTCGAGCGTGAATCGAAAATGTTTGGTGCCGTCGATCGGCCTGAGTTTGTTGCCCTTCACCGCGTCGCGGATCGTGCGTTCGGAGCACCGGAGAAGGGCGGCCGCCTCCGACATCAAGAGGATGAACGGCGCGGGCTTGCCGTCGGGCATGAACGGCGTGTCGGCGGCGAGATTGGTCGCGTTCATGGTGTGGATGTGGATCTCACGCCTGACGGTTCTCGTCGGCGCGGGCTTGCGTGGGCCGGGGTTGTGGGGGACGTTGTTCATTTGGCGGCCCCTTGTGCTTCTTCCTTGGTGAGCATGGCCTCAAGCCCCTTCCTGAGCTTTTTCAATGCACGCTTCTCGTGCCAGTGAACGGTCTGCGGCGCGATGCCGAGAATCTTGGCGACCTGCCGCTGGCTGAATATGGGTCTAAGTGGTGAGTTCATTGAGATTCCCCGTCGTCAGCTTCTTAGGCATTGGTGCCACCCTTCTTGAAAACCGCCTTCACGCGGTCACGAATCGGGTTGTCCAAGAACTCGACGCTGAGCGGATCAACCATCCACATCCTGAGGCGTTCGTCGTGGAATGCGATCTTGCCGATCTGGTGGAGTGTCGCCTCTGCCTCTTCCGCGTTCTTCACACACTGCTGGTATCGCAAGTCCCGGCTCAACTGCGAGAACCCTTCTTCTTGGATGATGTCCAAGGCGTGGTCGTATGCCTCGTCGCGCCGCTTGATGTATAGCCAAGGATTGATGACCCACCACCATGGGCGGAAGTCTTTGGTGCGTGCTTTCTCAGCCATTCCCCTCCACCTCCCCCCTATCGCACATCTCGGCGGGGTAGTGGCCGCGAGCTTCGCAGTCGCGGGCGAGGGCTTCGGCAGTAAACTTGAAACTTCGGGTACCTCCGTCGCGGTCCCAAAAACCAGTATGAGTCAGCCCATATCCTCCGCTTTGTACGGAATGGAGCCCCGAACATGGCTCGACCTTGATTTCGTACCCCGTCGCCTTGGCGAGGGCGCGGAGGGCGGCAGCTTTGGTGGACCAGCCGTCGCCGCCCTTTCCGTCGATGGGGTTGTCCTCCCAGTCGTTGCGTTCATAGAACACCTGACGCACGCCATTGACGCGGCGCGTGAAGTAGAAGATGCCGTCGTCATCCCTGTTGAGCTTCGCCCCGTGGTCCGGCGGGATGGGGGGTGGAAGCTTCACTGCGAGCGTTCGCATCAGCACCTCGACGTACACGGCCGCGTCCATGAGTTCATCCTGAAGATGCTGAAACCATTGCAGCGGGGTCAGGTCCTTTCGCTCGGTGGTGGTGCCATACTTGCGGAGCCCGGTGGCTGCGCGTTCGGCGAGCTTGTTGCGGACGGCTTCGACGTTGCGGTCGGTCATGAGTTGTTCTCCTGTTGGGGTGCCATTCTGTCAAGTGCGTCAGCGATGCGGCGGATGTGATCTGTCGCTCGCAGTGCGGCGAAGAACAGAACAAAGATCACTGTCAATTCAAGGATGCTTGCCAAGATGCGGCGTTGCTCGTCACTAGGCTGGCTCATGCCTTGCTGCTCCTCGCCGCTTCGGCGGCTTCTTTCGATGAATAGAACTGCTTGACGTACCACTGCTTGCTCGTCATGAGCGAGACTTCAACGCCGTGTTCATCGCAAAGTCGCCCAGAGTATTCCGCCACGATGAAGCCATCTTTGGTCATCGCAAATTCGCCCAGCACCTTCACATCCTTGTCTCCGATCCGCACGCAGCCGGGGGGCGGGGTCATGCGGCGGGAGAGTTCGGCGTGGATGTCGTCAAGATTCACCTCGCTAAATTCGTTGGCGACCTCGTATAGCAGATGCAATATGCTCATGCCGCTCAGGTCAGGCGTTACCATTGGCGTTCTCCTTTCGGGCGGTGTCGGTTGCGATGCGGAGACGGCGGACATCCTCCCATGCTTCACATCGGTAGCACGGCACGCCGGGCACGTCGCACTCGCAATGGAGATTGTCCATCGTCCTCACCGCCTCACACTCCGCCCACGCCGCGTCGTAGAGCTTCCTCAGCCGCTCGATCTCGGCGGCGGCTTGCTCCATCAAGCCCGACACCATGATCGGCAGATCCCATTCGACCTCGACCGCCTTAATCTTCAACTGTTGAACGATGTCGCTCATTGCTGCTCCTCCTCACTTCAAAAGCTTCGCGGCCTCTTCCAGCAGGTACACGCGGGGAGCGAACCAGATGGTGATCGCGCCGTAGATGTTCACCAACGCGGCAATCGCAAGGACTACGGAGGCGACCGTGGCCAGCATGAACGCGGTCACCCAATCCGCGTCGCTCGACGTATCGGTTTCCGCCTTCTTGAACGCCTTGCGGGCAAGCATCGCAAATACGGCCGATATGCCCGCGATGACCACAATCGCAAACACCGACTTCACCCGCCCCGCCGCGACCATCTCGCGTGCCACATCCGGCGCTTGCTCCAGCGTCCAATGCGTCGCGTCCTTCGCGCCGGAGATGATGAGGTCCAACACCGAAGACAGTTTCGATTCCAGGTCCTTATCCATTGATCTGCTCCTCCCCCTGCGGGGTGTTGTGCGTGCCAATCACGCGGATTTCAAGCTGCCCGTCCATCGCCACGCTCCAGAACGCCAGTCCGTGTTGCGCGTCCTCATGCGTCAGGTACGCGGCCACTGCGGCACCGTCCTGCGATGCGCGGAACCAGCGTTGAAGGCCCAAGTGCCACAGTCCGTAGATGTTGCTCATGCTCGCACGCTTTCAATGAGGACTTCGGGATATTCGTTGCCCGCCTGGTTCTTGGAAGGGAATCGATGCCAGCGCCAGCGGTCCTCGTTCGCGTAGCACTCGCGGATGGCCGGGTGGTCCGCGTAGCGCACGACGATCTTGGTGTGATTGAACCTGCAAAGTCTCCGCGCGATGTCATCGTGCATCTTCACGGGCATCGAATGCCTGTAGTCGTCGCCAGCGTCGGGCCACGGCGGGTCAAGGTAAATGCCGTGATTGGCATTGTCCGTCACGTCATCCAAAAGCGACAATCCATCACGCACCACGAAGGACCATGATGCAAACGCGCGGCCCCACGGTCTCAGGCTCTCGACGGCGCTTCTCCATCGCTTGGCGCTGCTGCCCCCGCTGCTGGTCATTCGCACCGCAAGCGACTGGTCGAACTCTCCAACCTTGCCCATCGCCCCACCGCGCCCCATCCAAGAGCACACGAAGTAGTCCGCGGCCCACAGAGGATCTGGGTCTAGGTCGGGTGCTGGCGTGATCACACCAAACAGATCCGCTCTCTGGCCGTTGTTCCGCTCCCGGTCTGTGCATCGGGCTTGAGCCTCGGCAAGTTCTGAGGCATGGAAGATCCGTGAATCCAGATCCGCGATCATCCGTTCCCGCAGCTCGTCGTCACGAGTCACCCGCACAAGGTTGATGAGGTGCCGATGCAAGTCGCTGGCGACTCCATCCCTCGTCTTGATGTGAAGAAGCTCGGGCGCTCCACCCAAGAACGGAACCGTGCAATGCGCCAGCGGACCAAACAGGTCGGCGACACGTCGCGCGCTGGTGCGGTTGTTGCCGAACCACGGCGCGATGGATGTGATGTCGGGTTGCCTCGCCGCGTCAGTCATCGGTGTACCTCCGGTGTCCATCTGATCTTCTTGCCCGGCTCCGAAGCGGCCTCGCGCTCTCGGCTCGGGCGAGTCCACTCGCCGCCCTGTGAGATGAGTTCTGGAGTCCAGCCTGCCGCCCGAAGTGACGCGCCGCCCTCGCTTTCGAGCGTGTAGGTGATTGGCTTGCATCCCATCGCCTGGACCAATCTCTTGGCTCGCGTCAGCAGCCACGAACAGACGTTGGGGCAACCCTCGGGGACGCACAGGCGAAGCACTTCCAGCGTCTCGCCGTTGTCGAGATGGCGAGCAACCGGACGGCCGATGATGGCAACGCCAACCATGCTGTCTCCACGCTGAGCGCCGACGGAGATGACGTGCCCGACGGTTGGCTTGTGATGCCGATGGTGCCGAGCGACGAACGCATTGGCGTCCTTCAGTTTGATCCATCTGAGTTGAAGATCAGTCATCATGTACTCCTAATCCCCCGCCCCGGCGTTGGCCGGGGGAGGGGGGTTCAGAACCAGTCTTCGTCCTCTGCGGTTTCAACAGATCCCGCAGTGTTCTTGGTGGCGACTGGCTCATACGCCGCGTCAAAGATGTCCCGTTTGCACGGGTAAATCTCACCCTTGACGCCCGTGATAAGCATGTCGTCGCGGCCCATCTTCATGGTGCCTTCAAGCGTCGGGATCAAGTAGCAGTCGTCGTTTTCGTGCGTGATCGGGTGACCTGCGTACTGGAATGACCACGGCATCCCGCCGAACGGTCCCTGCGGCTGCTGCTGGCGTCCATGCTCCACCAATTCATCAAACGTGATTGCCTCAACAACCACCGGCTTCTTTCGATACTTTGCCATGCCAACTCCTTCATTCCGGGACTGTCCCCGGCGGCTGCCCTCAGTGGGCGGTTACTTGACCTCCACCCCAACCGGCGCCGCGAGCTGGGCGGGGGTGAGGGAGGCAAATTCCCGCAGCGCGTCGTCCCGCTCTGGGTGCGTGCCCAAGTCCTTTGTGTGATCGAATACCCATTCCAGTTCGTCTGAATCCCACCACTCTTGCGCCGCGATGCCGCCTCGAACAATGACCCACAGTCCATCAGCAGCTTGCACCACCCTCGGCTCCTCGCCGGGCGGGTAGGTGGGTTGCACTTGGGCCGCTGGCATCCTCGCACGCAGCTCGCGGACGGCGGCGTCGGCGTATTCCGCGTTGTCTGTCCCCCAGCATTACAAGTACGCAGCCCGCCAAAACTCCCACTCATCCACCGTGTTGAAGATGATCGGTTCGGTGCTCATGATGTTGCTCCTGTCGCGCCGGGGATCGTGATTGGGATGCAGACGTAACCGCTCTTGACGTACTCAGCGAGCCGTTGGTCACGCTTCTCCCGCGTGGTCCAAGTGTGAATGAACCAATCTGAGTTGAACTGGCAGGCCTTCACTCCGTACATCTCAACGTCAGGAGGCGGCGTCCATGCCACCACCTCATCCCGCGTCACTGTGCGTTCGGTGCTCATGATTCGCTCCCTTCTGGCACGTCTGCAACAATGCCCTTCACCCGGTCGGCCCACAGATTGACGGCTCGGCGAAACCACTCAGCCAGCTCGGACGGCATGTCGATCACGTCGTCCGGGTTCTCCGAAGGCGCTGCACGCACGCCGGGGTTCTTGGTCATGTACCGCTCGATCACGAAACCGCCGCATTCGGTGCATTCGTCAATGGCAAACACATCGCCGTCGTTTGCGATCACTTCGCTCTCAATGGGCTCGTTCACATATCCCCCTCTGAATAAAGAGCCTTCTTGGTTGACACAGACTGCGAGTTTTCGGTGGACCCGATGACGCGCTTCGTGCGGAGGATCGGACGCCACACCCTCCACCACCAATCATCGAATGCCGCAGTGACCTGGATGTGCGTCACCGGCGCGGCGTACCGCACGCCTTCGTTCACGCCGTGAAAGATGGAGATCACGCAGAGAACCCCGACCAGAAGTGTGTATCGCATCATGCACCTTCCTTTGTGTTGCCGACCAGAGCCTCAAGAAACACCTTGATTGCGCCACGACCCGTCGCCGTGCAAAGCCCGATGTCTCCATCCATCGCGCTCAAATTCCACTCGCCTTTGTTGTACCGCCAGAACAACAGCGGTTGGAGATTGGGATGCTGCTTCCTCGCCTTGTCGAAGAGCTTGCGGAACGAACCCGTCCCGAGCCTCAACGCCTCGACGCGCTTGCCCTCGACAAGAAAGCCCTTCGCCTCCAGCATCTTGCAGATGATGTCCTCGCCTCCTCGCACGCCGTTCCGCGCAGCACGCTCGGCCGGGTAGCCGAATTCCGTGAGCATCGCGGCAAGCTCGCGTTCGCCGCGTCCGCCCTTCTTGTTGCTGTTCGTCACGCTCCACCCCCGACCTTCGCGGCGTTGGCGAGGGCGTGCTTTGCAATGCTGATAACCTCGTCAATCCAAAACTTCATGGCCGCTGGAGAACTGCACTGGCCACGACACGGACGACATCCGCAGTCTGAAGTCATGGCGATGTGCTTCAAAAAACTTTTCATGTCTTCCCACGACTCCTCCACCGCCCTCAACCTCGCCATCTCAGCGGCGGGGTATGATGTTCGGCGTTCGAGTTCGGCGATGAATGGCTTCTCGTCGCGGCCCCAGTAGTTTGCACTGCCGATGGCGTAGGCCAACTCTTGCACGCTCATCTTGCTCAGATCCGGCGTGTGATTGCTCACTGGGCACCTCCATAAAGCTTGCCAAGCCCACTGCACTTCCAGCACCGGCTTGTCGAACTGTGAGCTGGTCCGCTTGACGTAACGAGTCCTCGGCCTTTGCATTCGCCACAGAATGTCGCACCCTGCTCGCGGGCCAGTGCTTTCTTCAGGTCAGAGATTTCCTGAACGCGCGGGTCGGGAATCCTGTCGTAGCCGCAGCTTTCGCTCTCCATCTGTCGAGCGGAGTACATGCTGGCGGCCATGGCCTCAACTTGCCCGTCGGTTGCGGAAAGTCCGTTCTCGGTCAATGCCTCCTCGACGCAGATCCTCCAGTATTCCTTGCTCACTTCCCACCTCCAACGACGGGCGGGTAGTCCTTGTGCTTGCGGAGGAGGGCGGCGATTTTCCCGGCCTCAAAGTCGGTATCGAAATGCCAAGCGTCTCCGATACGATTCGCCCAGCCGTCGCCGTCCCACGCATATTCGCCGCAGACGACGATGTAAACGTCATCGTCTTTCTGCACCTCAATCACCGGCGCGTCCGGGTCATCCATCGCCGCGAGTTCGGCGAGCGTGCCGCGGCCCCTCTCGGCCAACTCGTACACGACATGCTGGCTCTCCGTTCGATTCCGAGCGACATCGCTCCACGGGATACCGGGAAGGTTGGCGTCTGCACGGAACACAATGAAACGATTCTTGATCTTGCTCTCAGGCTTGCTCACGTAAAGCTCCTTGCTTGGTAATCACTGAACCGTGTGATGTGGCCGGCAAACGTCGCCCTCACCATGCCGCACATCCCGAACTTGTTCTTGAGGACGTGAAGCTCGGTGTAGGCCTTGCGGTCGGCCCATCGCTCACCCTCGTTCATCGTGTCGTACGCGCCCTCGTGCTCATCGAACACGCTGGGTCGATAAACGCCGATCATCATGTCGCTGGCCTGCTGGATTGCTCCAGCGCCTACGCCGTCGCTCATCTTCGGCGGCCGCTTCTCGCGTGCCGACGACGCCGTCATCTGCGACACCATGAGCACCAACACGCCAAGCTCACGGCTGATCCGCTGAAGGATGCGGCACCCTTCGCTGATCGTCTCGACCTCGCTGGCGATACTGCCATCCTCACGCTGCGGGCGCTCAATGTTTTGGATGTAATCCACAAGCACCACGTCGATGCCTCGTCGCTTGTCCGCGGCCGCCTGTGCCAGCATCTCGCGGGCCGTCATGTTGCGCAGGCTGAAGTGAATCCGCTGGGCGGCGCTGCTCGTCTCGACCTTCATCAATTCACGCCACTCTTCGGCCGTGGGCTCTGATCCCTTGCGGCGGTGCGTGTGAAGCGAGACACCTGTGACCTGCGACGCGATGGACGCCGATGCGTTCTCGGGGCCCATCTCGGAGGAATAGACCCGGACGCCGCGGCCGTTCGATGCGAGCTGCCACACCCACTGGCCCGCGAGGCTCGTCTTGCCCGATGATGGCACACCCAGGAAAGTGACCATGCCGGTGTTGGGGATGCCACCAAGCTCGGCGTCGAATCGCTCCAGGCCTGTGGGCGTCATGGTCTCGCCGCGCCCGAGCTTGGCGGTGAACTCGCGGAGGGCGTCGGCCATCGTCGTCTGTGCGGCGCCCGCGTTCGTGAAGCGCACGACGTGGGCGGCAAGCTCGGACCCGATGGTGGTCGGGTCGGTGCCGTCGATCGCGTGATAGGCCTCGTAGACCGCCTTGGATGCGGCCTGAATGATCCCTCGAAGCTGGGCCTTCTCGCGGACGATGCGGGCGTAGTGCGGGGCGTTGACGGCGCTGGGGACGCTTTCGGAGAGTGTGACGAGGTAGTCGCCGCCGCCGATCTTGTCGATGCCGCCGCCGGAGTTGAGGAACGCGTGGAGCTGCACCAGGTCGAGCGTGCCCGTCTCGGCGTAGACGCCGACGATCGCCTCGTAGATGGCCCGGTGATTCTCGCCGTAGAACTGGTCGGGGTTGGTGATGATCTCGCGCACATCGGCGATGACGTTGATGTCAAGGATCATCGATCCGAGCAACGACATCTCGGCTTCGAGGGAGTGTGGCGGCAAGCGGTCGAAGAGGCGACCGATCTCGACGGTCGGGCGGGGCTTGCTCATGAAAAGCCCTCCGGCCTGCGCGGTGCGGGCTTGGGCTGGCCAGTGCCGACCTGATACTCGCGGTCCCACTCGCGAACGTCGTCGTCGTATCGCCCGCCGTTAAACCATGTCGCGGGGTGGGGCAAGTAATCGACGGGTGTTGTCTTCACGATGCGGGACGCGGCGTAGACGGTCGCACGGTCGAGGAGGAACGCCGCTGCTTCGTCGGCGCTGCCGTTGAACCGCTGGGCGGCCAGAGACTTCCCGGCCCGCTCGATGGCTTTCAGGGCGTGCTGCTTGCCCACCTTTCGCCATGTGCACGCGTCGTAGACGCGCGTGACTCGCTCGCTGAACGTGCGGCCCTTGGCTGGCTTGGCTGGCTTCTGGGCGGGCGAGGGGGCGGCCGGGGCCTCCTCGACCTTCCCGCGGCACCGACGCATCCTGGCGGCGCTCTGTGCCCGCTGCTGGGTGATGGCGTCGATGTGCGGGAGCTTGAACGTCGTGCCGTCGATGGTGAGCAATCCGCGATCGACAAGCGCCTGCGTGGCGTGCTCGTCGGCTGCGGGCATGATCGGGTTGGCCGACACAAGGGAAAGCACGGCGAGCTCCATGTACAGGCTGCGGGCGTGGTGAGGCAGAGGGAGCCAGAGGGCCCACGACTCCGGCGAGATCGGGATGTTGCAGAGGGCGGCCGGGCGTGGCATGTAAATCCCGCCCGCACCTTTCAGCGTGGGCGAGATGTCGATCCCTGACGTACTCGACTCGGACGGCGCACTCGTTGTCGGCCGTCACGCTGCCCCTCAGCGCCCGCTCGCGAACCCTTTGTGTTCGCGCGGATGGAAACGGGTGGACGGGGGCAAGTGTCCGTTTTGCGGCGTCATGCCTTGCTGTTCGCCTTGGGCGTCCCTGCCTTCGGCGCGGGGGCCTCCTGGGACGTGTCGCTTGGCTTGACGCCTGCGGCCGCGTTGAGGCGGTCGGTGCTGGTGGGCTTGGCGTCCTCAAGCTCTCCGAAAGTCTGTTCGAAGTTGAACTCGGTGCGATCGGCCAGTGCGATCTGCTGCTCGACCTCGATCGTCAAGGGCCAACACTAGCTCGCGCGCCGCACGCACGTTTTTTTCCACATTTCGCCGAAGTCCGTCACCCACGGGCCGCTGTCCTTCGCCTTCGACCTTGCCCGGATGTAGTTGACCTCTTCGACGGTCATCACTTCAAGATGGTGCCCGCCGTCCTTGAATCGCGCCAAGCACCACACATGCGTGATGGCCGCGCCGGGGGCCGACTTGATCTTGTGGCGGAACTTGTCCTCGAGCCCGTACTCGTACTCGAACTCGTCGCCCTCGCGGACCACGGCGCTTTGGATGGAGACGATCTTGCCGGACCTGCGGGCGAGCTCGATGAACCCGCGGTAGCCAATGATCAGCGTGCATTCGGTGCCGTAGGGCACGAGGTACGCCGTCCCGAGCGAGCTGGGCACCAAGCCAAGCTCTGAGCACGTCATCGCTGCCAAGAGCACACTGGTCGGCGTGCACTGGGCGAGCTTCGGCACCCGGCTCTGTGCCGCGCCGAAGATGCGGATGAGCTTTTCGGGTGTGAGGTGCTGCGTGGCGACGGCCGCCATCGCGTCCTTCTTCTGCTCAAGAAGCTGCATGATGGTGGCGGGCTTGCGGGTGGCAAGATTCCCGCCCCTGTCCACGACATCGCCCTGCACCGATAGTCCCGCCGTGTCTGCCTGGCTCATGATTCAATCGCTTTCTGCGCCTCACCGGGCGCGTTGAACTTGGTCCTGAGAACCGGGAATGTGGTGGTCTTCTGGCATGTCGCGAACGCCTCGGGGAACCGGGCGCGGAGCATGTCGAGATCCACGCCGGACCTGCTCTGCGTGAAGTACGTCACGCGCCCGAGATTGCACCCGCCGGCCTCGCAGTTGTTGAGCGCCATGATGAGGAGCCTGCGGGCCTCGTCGTTGGCTTCCTTCGCCTGTTCCATCGCCTCTTTCGTGGCCTGGAACCGCGACAGGACATCGGGGTTGATCTCGCACAAGGACTTGGGCTCGCGCTTGATCCTGCGCAGGATGCTCTCGCTCGGCGGTGCCCACTCGGTCGGGAGCGGCTTGCGGTTGACGACGTGATCGCCCCAGAGTGTGGCCACACGATCGACGATGCCCTCGATGGCGTCGTTCATCCGCGGGATCTCGTAGATCCGCAGCGCGGGCGAGAAGCCCCCCACGATCATGCCCGCGACGTAGGCCATCGGAGCATCGGTGCACGCCATCTGTGCCTGGACCTGGGCGAGCACGTTGGGCGGGATGCCGTCGGGCCCGTCCTGCTCTTCGCCCCACCGATCGGCCATCGACGACCACTTGATCTCGACGATTGGCCTGCCGCGGCTGGGCGTGCCCACCATGCGGTCTGGGTTGGCGAACATGATGCCCGCGTCGTGCTTGAACGTCGCCTTGGGATGAGCCAACGTCAAGCCCGTGCGCTTGGTGAAGAGGCGAGCAATCGGGGCCTCGAAGATGTTGCCCATGTCCATCGCGTCAGTGGTTTGAAGCGGAGTCGTCGGATGAATCTTGCTGAGGAGCACATCGGCGGGGGATTGGAAGTCATCAAGCCCGAGCAATGCGGGCACTTCGGATGCGCCGACGCCCTTGGCACGCTGCTTGAGCTGGCGGGCGGTGATGGTCATGGCTTCACCCCCCGGGCGGCGAGCATGGCGTCGGCGATGTGGTACGCAGTGCTCGGCCCCCACTTCAGAAAACAGTCGTACGGCGTTCGAGAGCCATCCTCTAGGGGAGCTCCACTGCCGTTGATGTCCTCTGAACTGAGATAGTCATTAAACTGGTTCGAATGCTTCGGGTCTGATGTCGTGATAATCGCCGCCATGAACTGCCCCGCGAAGTAGTCGCGGAGGCTCATGCCTTCGTTGTAGTGCGTGGTCTCGTTGACTCGCGGTTCATTGCCACTCGGCATCGGAAACGCTGGTCCGCCGTCGATGATCTTGCTCATGCCTGCACATCCACGTTCTGCCCGGTGGCATTGGCGACCACACGACGCATGAACTCGTCGGCTTGGCTCGAGGCCTTGGGCGGCTGGGACGACGACGATGCGACCATGTGCATCACCGACCTGAGCAACGCAGTCTGGTAGTCAAACGCCGCGATCCAGATTGCCGACCGCTTGTCCGGAGGGAGCCCCGCGGCCTCGACCGCAGCAAACAGAGTCCGCTGCGCCTGCTCGTGGGCCTGCTCAAGACGCACCGATTCGCTTTGGGTTGCCGTACTCATTCTTTTGGATCCTCGCTCAAAGCCTGCCGAAGCTGCTGGAAAAGACTCATGGGCTGCATCTCGCCCTGTTCCTCGAAGTCGCACGGGTCGTTGACGCACCACCAATGCTCGGGCTTCGCGTCGTTGGCCTCGTCGGCCCGCGTCTGCGGCTCGTAGTTCAGGCGTGCGTTGCACTTGGGGCAGTCACGCGGCATGGCGGATCACCCGTGCAAAGACCATCCCGAACATGAATGCCGACACAATCAACGCGATCGGCCTCCAATGCTCGAACACCCACATCACCCAGTCGGGCGGGAAGTTGTGGCCGCTGCTGTCCTCTTCGCGCGAGACATCGCCGGTGTATTTACCGTTTCCCATGTGATACCCCTTTGAATTGATGAACCTGAATAGCGGGGGGAAGATTTGCACTTCCGACCTTCTGGTTATGAGCCAGACGAGCTACTGCTGCTCTACCCCGCCGATTTCAATGCCCGGTTCATTCCTTCCGGAACTGCCGGGCCCTGGCACACGTGAGCCAGCGTTTTCACGCTGGGGTTATTCGTTTACTCGCCGCCGCATCCGCAGATGACGGTGACCTTGTTGCTCAACTCGCCAAGCCCGTACCTGATCTCGCGTGCGACCGCCTGGTCGGCGTCTGCCAGCGCGTTGTAGACCTGGCCCGCGATCGGGATGAGCGAGAACCTACCCTCCTCGACGTCAATATCGACAACCATCTTGATGTGGAACAGGCCGCCGGTGAAGTCCACTTCCTCGAAGACCTGCCCGGAAAGCGTGATCTCCTCGGCGATGTCCGTGGCTCCGGACACCTTCTTGAGCACGTTGCGGCCCAGCGACTCCTTGCCGTGCTGAACTTCGGACTGGCCCTCGGCGTTGCTGGTGAACTTCAGGTTGCGGACGGCGGACAGGAACGTGTCGGGGGTGACGCCGGTGCTGAAGAGCGTGCGGAGAACTCGCACAAGGGGCTTCTGCTCGATGTTGGTGAGCATGCCGTTGGTGATGCCTTTGAATGCGTCGCTGTAGGTCAGGTTGAGGAGAATCAGATCGCGGCGCGTGGCCTCGTCAAGCCAGCACACGACGCGGCCCTTGTTGACGTAGACGGCCATGTTGAAGTTCTCGGGCTCGTTGGCGGTGTAGGCACGCTTCACGGCCTCGATGAATCCCTGCACGTTGCTGGCGCGGTAGCTGATCGGCTTCGGGTCAAGCGTGATCTTCTCCAGCGTGCCTCCGTAGGCGGCCTCGGTTGCGGCCGACGGCATCCACACATAGAGCTGGTGCGACGGGATGCCGGGAGTGTTAAGAACGAACGGGCGAGCGCGGTCTGTGCCTGAGCGTTGAATCAGCTCAAGGGCGTCTTTTGCGAATGCGGACATCTGAGGACTCCTTCAATGTGAGATAGTGGCGTGGTTCAATGTGTCGGACGGGCTCAGTTCTTCTTGTCGTTGCCGTCGCCCTTGGCTTCGTCGAGCGTGCCCTGTCGAACGTCGTCATGGCTGGCCGGGTTGAAGAACGCGCGGCCGGTCGGATGCGTCTGCATCTGGTAGATGCGGCTCTGGCGGGCTGGCACCTTGGCGATGATCTTGCCCTCGACGTCGATGAGGTCTGTGACGCCCTCGTCAGGGTTGGGCTTGATCGTGATCTCCAGACACACCTTGCGGGCGCGTGTGTCGCTGGAGCGATCGAGACAGTCCTGGATTGCGGCGTCCAACGAAATGTCGAACGCCGCGGCGAGCTTGCCCCCGTCGATGTCGGGAAGCGTTGCGAGCTTGAGCTGCTGCCTTGCCATGTGAAACTCCTTGGGTTTGATGAACTTGAAAGCCCGCGACAGGCGGCTGACTTGCCGCGGGCTACACAGGAGGAGAGAAAAAACCCGGCGACCGCTGAACGCTCGCACGGCCGCCGGGTCTCAGGGTTCACTTCGGACGAACCAGATACGCCTTGCCGTCGCGGACGACGAGCTTCGGGAAGAACGTGAGGTACTTGTGCGCGGCGTCAACAAGGATGTGGCTGGCCGACACACACTGCTTCTCGTTCTTACAGGACAGGATGCTCGGCGGCGCGTTGTGCCAAGGAACTTCGACTCCGGGCTCTGCGTCGCGGAGGGCAAGGATGGCCTTTCTGGGGCTGCTGCTCTTGCGGCTTCTAAATGGACGCTGGCGAATGAATGTCACGTGCGGACTCCGGGGGCGGTGCTTAGTTCGACGCCGAATCGACGGGCTTGAGGACCATGGCGTCCCGCTGCTTGGCTGGCGTCGCATCCCACACGCGGGCCATGAACTCCAAAGCGGCCGAGCGGTTCACGCTGTACCGTTCCTGAATCTGGAGCATTGCCCGCCGCGTTGACGGCCTGATCTTCACGACGGCCGGTGATTCTTGGCGACTCTTGGTGACTGATGGCTTCGGCATGGTGAACAGTCTATCGGCTAATCGGTAACTTTTCCGCACTTTCCGTACCCAGAAGTATCCGCTAGACTTCCAAATGGTTGACACTCCACTATTTACGCCAAGAAAAGTTTCTTTGGTAACTAGATATGTCTATGGTTTGACCATGCCCGCGATCGGCGAATTGGTCAGGAAGCTGCGGGAAGAGCGTGGCTGGACGCTGCGGGATCTCGCTGAACGGATGGAGCTGACGCACGCGGCCGTTTCCCGCAAAGAGCGCGGCGACATCTCGATCAAGCCCCCCGAACGGTTGAGGTTTGCTGAGGTGTTCGGGCTGTCGCTGGATGAGTTCGATGCCCGCTGGCGAGCCTCCAAGGTCCACGATCGGCCCGCGCCGCCCGGAATCCCCGTCATCAACGCTGGGCCCGCTGGCCAGGTCATGCCTTACGACCATGCCCAGTTTGCGGGCGGCGAGTATCACGATGCGTTTGCCTACGAAGATCGCGACGCTCTGACGCGCGAGGGCGAGCTCTACGCCGTGCGCGTGGTCGGCGACTCGATGGCTCCTGCCATCCGCGAGAGTGACATCCTCGTCTTCGCGCCGATGACGACGCCGCGGCCGCGGCACACGCTCGAACCCGGCGACGTCGTGTTCGTCCGCGTCGGCGATGACGCCAAGCACCCGGGCTGCACTGTCGGGCGCTGGTTCCCCGACGGCGCGACCACCCGCATCGTCAAGATCAACCCGGCGCACAGAGAGATCAGCATCGCCACCGAGCACATCACGCAGCTCGGCAAAATGATCCAGCATCGAAAGGGGTGGGTATGAGACTGTTCGAACGGCTTGCCGACTTCGTGTTCGGGCTCGTGATGGTCGGCATCCAGGCGATTCCGTCGGCGTGCGTGCTGGCGGTGTGCGTCTGGATCGTGCAAAGCTCTAGCTGGTCGCTGCTGTTCGTGGTGCCCGCGTGCGTGGTCGGGTTCTTCGCGCTGCTCTGGCTCGGCATGATCCTGATCAACGGCTTTCTCATGATCACAGAGAAAGCCTTTGGGAGCGCATAAAAAAACCCGCGCACACTCGTGAGAATGAGCGCGGGTAGCAGGCCCATCGAACTATTGCGTTCGACACGAAAGTCTAGCCTCGTCAGATTTACGACGCGCGCTGCGCTTTTTGAATTTCTGCGCGCTGCGCTTCAGTTTTGAACTTTGGATTTGTCTTTTGAAGACCATCCCAGGTGGGTCGAAGAACCCCCCTTACCCCCCATCAATGAAAATCGATGGTTCGGGCGATGCGCGTGTGGTCCGTATTCGGCACGGCATCTGGAGAGCGTCTACAACCACCAGAAGGCCATCCCTCATGGACGTCGTGAGACCCCCGGGCCTGCTCAGCCCCACCAAACGATACCGCGCCCGCCCGCCGATGCAAATTCACCCCCCGAAATCACTTCCCCAACTTGGGGAAAGCGAACTGTCACGGAGCGTCGCGGACGGTCGGGTTTTTGTTGGGAGAGTGGCGTTTTGAGCGAATGGCGCGGGGTGTGGCGACGGTCTGCGACGGTGCCGACGCTTTACAAAACCGTTGCTCTACCACTGAGCTAAGGCGGCAAGTATCGGCAAGACAAGGACTTAGGACGCGAGCAGGTTTTTTTACTGGTCTTTCTGGGTAGGATCTGGGGAAGGCGGATTCGGGCTCTGCTGCGTAACGTTCGCGTCACGTTGCGCGCACGTTGCGCTCGCGACGTGCTGGTCGGTGACCTGGAAGTAGAACTCGCGGCCCACGCCCACGCTGTTCCCCATCCAAGCCGCTACGACGGGCTCAGGGTAGGTACCCATCCAATCGGTCTGCCGGGACTTTCGGAGGTCGTGGAACGGCCGCACGGGGCTCTGTCCGGCCTTGGCGAGAATCCCGGCGACGATCCGATAGACGTTGTTGCGCGGGAACCCTGCCAGCGGCCCACGCTCGCCCGCGGGAGCCTCGTCGAAAGCGCCCCGAAGGAACGTGTAAAGCTCGGGCACGAGCGGCACGATCCGCTGCCGGCGCTTGGTGCTCTGCACGGTGGACTGCTTGCGGCCGGCGGGGAACACGATCAGCGTGCGGTTGGTCCAGTCGATGTCGGACCACGCCACCTTGCGGGCCTCGTTGATCCTCAGGCCCGCGAGCCGGGTGAGCATGAACGCTGCCCGCCATGCCGCGTCGGGGCTGCTCTCGGTGAGCTTGGCCAGCGCCGCGACGGGGATGTACTCCCATGCGGTGTCGGCCTTGGCGCCGATGCCCGGGACATGCATGAACGGGTCGATGTTGATCGCTCGCTCGGCCGCGGCCTTGGCGAACATCGCCTTGACGTGCATGAGGAACCTGCTGACGGTGAACGGCGACCATGTGGCCCGCTCCTCGTCGTCGTCCTCATCGGCCTCGGCGGTGCGCTCGAGGAGCCACGCCCGAAAGTCTTCTGCGTCGGAGGGCTTGACGCTGCCCATTCGCCGGTTGGGGTTGGCCAGAAACTCAAGGAAGACCGCCACGGAACGGGTGAGGCTCGCCTCGGTTGTCCGCGCCACGCCTGCGCACGCGAGCCCAAGCCAGCGCTCGGAGTAAATGCTGACGGTGGGGCCCTTGGCGTCCTTGCCGCGCGCGACGTTGCCACCCAGCTCGGCGGCACGCTCCCGGGCCTTGAATTTGACCGCGCGATCGCTCATCTCGGCCTTGGCGCCGAACCCCTCTTGGTGCTTCTTGCCCGTCTCGGGGTCAATGTACCAAAACTGCCAGTAGGCTCCGTTGGAGCTGACTCCGAACGACGTGATGGGTGTGTTCATCGGGACTCCCGCTTCTTCAACGACTCACGAATCGCGGTGGCAAAGACTGCGGACCATGTGACTTGGCTGCCCGGATTCGCACTGAGCATCGCCCTCAAGCGATCGGCCTCGGGGCGCAGCGACGCATCGACGTAGACCCCCCAGAACTTCACCCGCTCCTCGGGTGGCAATGCGGGCCGGCCGCCCTTTGACTTGGATGTATTGATCGGTCCCGTTGGTTTGCTCATGGGGATCTCCCGCCCGGATTCGCAGTCTGCCTACACTCGGCCCGTGCCGTCGGCGCTGGTTCGCCAGCGCCCTGGTGCTCCTGGGCCCTTCGCCGCTTGAACCGAGCAATCGGGGCGACGGGCCCTTTTCAATGCGCCGCCCGGATTCTCACCCGGGCAAGCGCGTCAAACTCCGAGACAAACCCGCGTCATCGCGGCCTCGCGTTCGATCGAATCGGCGGCCCGAATGAGCTGATCAGGATTGTCCCACCCGAGTATCCTGCAATCCTCGCCCACGTTGCCCGATCGGTTGGGGTGTGTCCCCTCCTGCATCCAAGCAAGCCCCGCGGCCCGCAGGCTTCGGGCGTGGCTGTACATCCGTTCGATCTCTTGAATGGCTTTCATGGTGTTCACGCCGCACCCCCTGCGCGGGCGATGGCGGCGTAGGCAAACGCAAGCGCGCCCAAAGCCTCCTCCAGTTCCGAGCGATCATCCCCTAGCCTGGTCAAGTCTTCAACTTCGCCGATGTCGCGGTCGGCGTAGTCGATGATGCCCTTCAGCGCCTTCAGCAGCTCGCCCGCGGCATCGGCAAGCCGCAGCTCCGCATCGGTCGCAACACCGGCCCGGATTCGCATGGAGAGCGACCACCCATCCATCCCCGCCCGCAGCTCATCAGCGTCGGGGCACACCACCCGGGCGAGCGCCGCGGCCGCGCCGTCGATTGCCGTTTCTGACTGGTCCCGTTGGTCCCGCAGCGCCACACGCGCCGCCCGCTTTTCCTTGTCAGTTCGCATAGATGCTCCTGTTCCCGGCGCTTGAATGCCGGAATCCGACGCGCCCAGTGTCCCGGGCGCGGCAGTGTTCAAACTCGGCTATGGAAATCTTCAAACGCCAGATCCGTCCAATCTGTGCCGGCGGGCGGTTCGCCGTTCTCATCCGCCGGCGCGACTGCAACACCGGACTTCCCGTAATCCTCGTCTCCGATGTTGTCGCCGTCTGAAACCAGCTCAGCAAGCCCACACGCCCACTGTTCCCGCGCGTCCTCCACAGAATCGGCCTCAACAATGTGCCGCCAGCGCCGCATAATCGTGACCTCTTGAACTTCGATGATGATGTATTTCAAGCTCCACCCCCCGCGATCATCACCCCAGCATCGATCTTCTGGAGCATGGTGCGCATGTTGTTCTTGCACTCCCGCGCGAGCTTCACATACCGCTCGATCGGCTGTCCGTCCAACCCTTCACCCCGGGCGATATCCAGAGCGCGACGGGCGAAGGATTCGGCCAAGCCCTGATTCGTGAGCGCGATCGGAATGCACCGACTTAGCAACGGGCCCGCGTCGATGTCGTCGCCGAACAACTGCTCTTGCCCGTCCTTCGTCGTCGTGAACACGAACACCACATGGGCCGGAATGCGTTCGAGCAGCCCCAAAAGCTTTTGGATCGCCCGCGATGTCAGCCCGTGAGCTTCGTTGATGATGTAGGCGCGGCCGCCCTTCCCCCAGGCTGTGAGGCACATCGACCGTTCTATCCCCTCCAGGTCCGCGGCGCTCAGGTCCGCGCCCGAATCAAACTCGCCCACGAAAAACGGATCGGCCAGCGTCCCCGCGATGATCCGGGCGAGCGTAGTTTTGCCCACGCCCGACGCGCCGGAGATCCACACTGCCCGCCCGCCGAATCCGCCGGCCTCTATGCGCCGACGAATCGTCGCCACCGCCTTATCCTGTCCAACCACCTCATCCAACGTGTTTGGCCGATACTTTTCCGTCAATTGCATGATGTGCTCCTCTGTTTGTGTTGCCCCACTTGAATCGGGGAAGCCCCGCCCGAACGTTCCCGCCCGGGCGAAGTGTTGAAATCACTTGTCTTCCAGCGCCCAATACGCGTACTCGTACCCAAGCTCCTGAATCACGTTGTCCAGATAGACCGCCTGTCCCGTGCAGCACCTTCCCCACCAATCGCCGTAGCCATTGCGGATCACGCATTCCCCTTCGGCTTCAAGGCGCTCTGCCAACCATGAACCGACTTCCCACCATTCATAGACTTCCGCAGATTCCCCCTTGTCGCGCACGGCGTCGCGCCATTCCTCCAATCCATCGATCGTTTCATCGTCGATGTTGACGATCACGGCCTCCCGCAGAACGTCGTCGGATTCGTCATCGTTAGAGTCAATCGACGCCCCTTCCAAAGCCTCCACCAGCGCCGCCCGATCCATCGACCACGGGTCCGGGTCGGGCGAGCCTACGCCGATGTCGCGCAGATACTCCCGGCAATTGACGATAGACCAATCCGAAGGATCGGGAGTCAGGTTGATGATGTCGTCAATCCCAAAGCCATCCCGATTCTCGCTCACCAGCTCACCGACAAGAGAAGACTGACACCGGGGAGACTCTCGCCTCCAAAGAGCTTCGCCAATTTTCTGGCGTTCTGTGTCAGACAATGCAGAGAACTCGCGCTTTGTGTTCGTCATTTTTGATGCTCCAAAAGTGTTTCGATACCCCCGGGCTTGAATCCGAGGAAACCGCCCGCCGATGCGTCAACATCGGGGGCAGGAAGATCATCACACCGACCAACCCAGCTCCGCCGCGGAGACATCGCGGCCAAGCCTGCGCGACAAGCGCCGCAGCTCAACCCGCATCCGCTCAGAACTGAACCAATTGGCGATCTTGTAGTAAGCATTCGCACGCGGGAAGAACGGGCGGGTATAGCCACGTTCCAAGCACAGGCATTCGTAGGCCTCTCGCGTCATGAACTGCCCATACTCAGGGATCTTCACCATCGACCGATAGTCATTCCGCATCCACCGGCAGACGTTCACCTGAACCATGCCATCGGGAACGCTATGCCCAGTCATGCACCCGACCGACCACCCATCCGCCGCACACACCTGATTCTTCATTGCCGATGCTCCTGTGTTTGATGCCGTCGGGGCTTGAATCCCGACACACAGATACTATCGACCATCCCCGTTCCTGTCAAGAGTAAAACTGTCTATCCTACATCATTTTTCACACTTTTACCCCGCTTTCAACCCTCAATCAACCCCCTTCCCCAACCCCTAATGACAATGGATTGTCAGCATGGAACGCCCCCACGCTCCACACCCGCCGCCCGCCTACCCTGAAGACAAAGCACCCCGGGCCCCAGCCCTACGGCCCAGGCGATCATCGCGAGCTTGCCCACGGCACCGCGAGGTAGTGGACCAACGAGCACCAGGGCGCGCGGGAACTCCCGCAGATCGGCGATCCGAGCTCTCACCATGCGCTCACTCGGAGACCACCAACGCCGTCCGGTCGCTTTCAAAACCCGCGACCGCCTGAGAGATGGTGCGCGCGCAGCACGCAATCCCCATGCACGCCCAACGACTCAACACCCCAACACGGACAACGCGTGCACGCCGGCGACCCAACACCCCGACCGACCTGCAGCCGGCAGCCGGCAGCGATCAAGATCGAAACGCCGGCATGGTTGAAAAACGCTGAGGGTGATCGGTCCGCATGAGGATTCGATGACGTATCAACCCGCTTTGCTGGCACCTTGAACCCCCTTTCACCCAGGTTCACGGGCCCAATCGGTAAGCTTCCCCACTTTGGGGAACAACCAACCGTAAGTGCTGCAACGACAAGACTTACACACGGTTTGCAGAATCGAAATCGGTTTTGGAATCGTCTAAAGACCCACTAGGGGGGGAACCTCGGCCTCGGGCCCTTTATCTACGATCCCGCTCCCCATCCCCCAAAAATTTCCCAAGGGGGCCGGTCGAGGGGGTAGTATCGTGGGCACCAGCGAAAGTCGGCTTCATGCCGGGGCGGACCTTGGTCTGTCTAGCTGGTGAATCGGGCGGCGTGGAAGGACACGCACATCCATGCGGATACGGGATAGGCTTCCTTGAGCGCGAAGCTAGCGGTTGATGAATGGTTCGAACCCTTGCCGATGACCCGCATGGGAAACCGCAGTCGGAATCGAGTCCGGCCCTGAGCGAATGAGCCTCCAGAGATGGGGGCTTTTTCGTTGGTGTGTGTGACATTCGCGCAACGTGCGCTGAACGTTGCGCTGCTCATTGGGTGCGGCGGTGCTTGAAGACGGAGTCGCTGTCTGGGGTGTAGGCCCCTCGTTCGATGGCTCGCTGGATGGAGCGTTTCTTGATGGCCTTGAGGGCTTCGCGGTCGGTGAGTCGCTTCGGGCTGGTGTCTGGGTTGGTGGTGAAGGCGTCGGTGAGCATGGCGATGGCGGAGGAGAGGGCGTCGATGCGGTCGTCTTTGCGGAGGGACTTGCGTTCGGCGCTGAGTCGGGAGAGTTGGTGTTGGAGCTGGAAGTCGGCTTCCTTGGTGGAGTCCGGGAGGAGGGCGCTGGGGTCGATGACGATGCGGTGGCGGCTGAGGAGTGGCTCGAGGACGGCGATGATCCTGGCGTTCTTGGGGGCGTTGTGGAGGGTGTCGCCGCCGGCGGTGGTGATCTTGAGGGCGTTGGAGTGGACGGGGGTGCATCGGCACGACCATCCGTCGGGGAAGATGGGGTCCTGGCCGGGCTCGAGGGTGTGGCGGTGGATGGCGTGGGTGATGGCGGAACCGAAGGCGCCGACGTTGTCGATGTTGTCTTCCCAGAAGAGCTCGCGGGTGGCGGTGTTGCGGAGGAAGAGGACGATCTGGTCGAGGGCGCGGTCAAGGGCTGAGGCGGTCTGACCTTCGGCGAGGTCGTGGGGGATGAAGTCCTTGACGTGGACGGCCTTGACGCCCTTGACGTGGAAGCGGCCGGCGAGGAGCCCGACGGAGGCGCAGGCCATTTCGTCTGAGCCGAGTCCTGCGGGGTCGAGCCATGCGACGTTGCGCTGGTAGGGGAGGCGGTCCTTGTCGATGGCGATGGGGCGGTGGAGGCGTTCTGAGCCGAGCCCGATGGTGGGGATGTCGTCGAGGGCGGTGGAGCCGTTGTGGTCGCGGGTGCCCCATGTGACGCTGACGGGTGCGGAGTGGGCGTCCACGGGCATGACGATGAGGTCGTCGAGCCGGAGGGGGTTCTTGAAGCTGCCGCCGACGTTCTTGCGGAGCATCTGCTGCATGTCGAAGTAGCGGCGTCCCTCGGCCTGGTGGGTGGCGACGTGCTTGGGGCCGATGCGAGGGCTGAAGACGATGTCTCCGGGGCTGGCGCGACCTTCCTGCAGGTCCTGGATGATGAACGGGGCGAGGCCTTCGAAGTCGTTGATCTCGGAGAGCTCGGGGTAAAGGAGGGGGATGGTGTAGAAGCGGTATCCCTTGCGGGCGAGGCGGTCGTAGAGGCAGTCGGTGTCGTGGTGGCGGGTGCCGAGATAGACGATGCGGCGGCGGATGCCGTCGGCCTGGGCCTGGAAGCCGATGCGGGGGTCGTAGTCCGCGGCGTTGATCTGGTCGGACTCATCGACGATGTAGATCAGGGCGGCGAGCTCGGAACAGTTGCGCTCGAGGTGGTCGCGGGCCTCGAGGGTCAGGGTGTTCTGGGGCGTCTCGACGTCGTCAGGGATGATGACGTGGCCGCGGGAGCCGGTGATCTGGCCGGTCATGCCGACGGCCTTCATGCTCTTGGCGACCTGCTTGCTGGCGCCGCCGACGTCGAACATCTTCTCGGTGTTCTTCTGGCCTTCGCGCGGGGCGAGGTAGCGAAGGAACTCGATGGTTTCGAGTCGGTTCTTGACGAGGCTGGTGACGGCGGTGGCGTGCTCGCTGGACTTGCTGGGGATGAGGACTCGAGTCTCGGGGTTGCAGAACCACGAGTAGGCCGGGAGTGTCGCGCCGACGATGTTGGTTTTGCCGACGCCGCGGGGGGCGAGGATGCCCATGTTGTCGGGCCCGTGCTCAACGAGCTTGACCATCTCGATGTCGGCGCGGCACAGACGCGGGGTGATCTTCGCCGACTCCCAGTACGCGCGGACGAAGAGCGTGTAGCTGGCGCGCAGGGCGGCGAGCGCTGGACCGGGCCCGAGCTCACGCAGGTACGCGAGGACGGACTGGTTCAGCGGGATGTTGTGGGTGGTCATTCGGTGATGGCGTGCTGCTCAACGTATTGAACGTATGCGATGGCAAGAACGAGAGGGATCTCAATCATGGGAGCGCCGAGCATCGCACGGAAGATGAACGTGCGGTATGGGTTGCCGGTTGCGGGGCTGAATCGCGTCGTGAGTTGCAGGTCGCGGGAGTGCGGCAATTGCTGGCGTGTGGCGCGGCCGGCGTCGATTTTGTCCGCGATCTCGCAGTAGCGTTCCCACGTTGCCTGCATTTGTTCATCAGGAAACATCAATCATCCTCCGAAGGCTTGAGCGCCGGGTGATCAAGGTCGGGCGTGCGTGGTGTCTTGCTGAACATGGCGGCCATGCTGGCGGCGGCGGGATCCGCGGGTGTCGATGACGACTGGCTGTGCCCGAGCGCCCGCATGATCTCGGCGCGGTCTTTGAGCCACCGTTGAAGCTGCGAGTAGTACGCGGCGGGGGCGTCGATCTGCACGATCTCGCCCTTGGCGGTGGCGACGGTCACCCCGTTCTCGATGACGTTGATGAGCCCGTCCATGGCGTCGATGCCGCGTTGTT